GCCTCTTCCCGCAGCATGGCGAGGATGCTGTTGATCATGCGGTTGGGCGTGTCGAGATACTCCTCATGGCTCCACCCCATCTCACGGCAGACGAGAATTTCCCGCTGCTCCTGGCTTAAGAGTGCCCTGCCTAAGACGAAGAACTCATGCCAGGCTAGCTCTTCGTCTTCTGAAAATTGCTGAGGTCGGCGATAGCCTTGGTAAGGAAGATGTAATCGCCGAGCGGGAAATCTTGAATCGTCTCGATGCAATTTTCCTTAACGCCGTCAACGGAGACGATCGCAAGCTCCATCATCTTCAGGGCCTTGTCGATGTTCTCCCCGGGCGTGGGCGTCGGGGTTGCCGTTTTGAGGATCGGCATCATCTCGCGGGCGGTGAGATATTCCTTTACGACAACTTTGTGGCCTGACGGGGTCTCTAAATCTTTAGTTGTTCTTTCCATGGTCGTGAGGATTTATGGTGATGCCCGGCGTTCGACGACGCCGGGAGAAATTACGTGGTGGTGCTGATCGTATTCGTCGTCACGATCTTTATCATTTCCGAATTCGTGAGCGAATACGTTGCTGAGAATTTCACCGACTGATAAACGAGATCCTTGATCTTTATCGGCCGGCTGAACCCCGTGAAGTAAACCTGGTCGAGGGTGATCGCCACCTCGGGGTTGGACGTGGAGCCGATGGTCACATCCGTGTTCTTCAAGTCGATGAGCATCGCCTGCGGGACGTTCGGCGTTGCGAGCGCGATCGTCTTGAAATCGGATTCGTTCTGCCAGATTGCTTCGAGCGTTCCCGATACTTTGAATTCCTTGTTGAGGAAATCAACCGGGGAAGCGCTTCCCAAAACGTCATCGTCCTCGATGTTCGCATCGATTGAGAGTTTCATGGACTTTAACTGGATTGCGGTCGCGCCCGACAAACCGGCCACGGTCGTCGCGTACTTAAAGGTCATGTATTGCGGAATGAAACGATGTTCTGCGAGGATTGCCGGAGTGAACGCGGACTGGGAAACACCTTTTAGCGCTTTGACGGAGAGTGAAAGCTCGGCGAACTTTTTGAGTTCGATGTCCAATTCCGTTTTGTGGATGACGCCGAGAGCGTGGGAGTAATCCACACCCGACAGCGGATCATGGATGAAAAGTGTGAGGGATTGATGCTGCGCCGATTCCCCTACCGTCGCCGTGTGGTTATAGACGACGGTCTCACCGCCCTTTGTGGCAACGGCCATGCCGCCGAGCTGCGAGAAGAGGAGTAACGGTAAACTTTCATCCGTGAGCGGAACCTTCAACGTTCCCTCCGCCCAGTTCTTTGTTCTGAACTGCCCGACGGAATCTTCGATCACGCCGTACGCTTCGTCCTGCGTGACGTTCTCGTACTTTTCATCGATAGATGCGTCGCTGAATGGGAGCCAATAATCTGCTGTAGATTTGGCCGTTCCCCGGGTCGCTTCCTTTGCGATCCCGATGCTAAACAGCCTTCCTATGCCTTTTGCTGCCATAATTATTCGTTATTGGTTTCTGTTTTTCCTTCGACGACCTTTTCCTCCGGATTCGCCGGGATTCTCCTTTGCTTCCAAATGTCCATCGCTTCGTCAATATTCGTGGCGATGACGGCCATCGGCTTCCATTTCCCGGAGCCGGGAAAGTGATATTCGTTCTTTATCTGGCTCACCGCGCGGATCGTGACCTTTTCATCCTGGTCGGGTGATGTGATGTCTTTTGTCTTGTAGTTTTCCATCATGGACTTGAATCGGGGCTTTTGATTTAGTGTAGCATTCGCGTTTTTGGTCGGCTGTGGACGGAGAATTATGCAGATTGGACCGCAGCCGTCACGAGCGTCTTGGCCTTTAGTGCCACGTAAAAAATCACGTAGGTGATGCTGTTACTGCTCACTGGGCCGGGCGGTTCAAGGACGGCGGGCTGGACTCCTCCGACGCTCGTCCCCTGGAGCGTGACGTCCCGATCAAAGACATTGAGCACCGCATCAACGAGGCCTTCGAGGTAGGTCGGATCGTTCGTCGGCATGTTGTCGGGTGTCGTCACCACCATGACGTACCAAGTGTATTCCCGGAGATTCGTCGCTACGTCGTAATATTCGGAGGTTCCCACGGTGGGAGGAATGACGAGCGCTGAAGGATAGCCGGGCCACTGGCGGTCGAGAGGATTGAGCTTTGTAAAATCGTCGGCGGTCACGGAGTTCAAAACACCCGAAGTCACAAGCGACTGAAGATCGTTCACGATCGCGGTCTTCATATTCTGGGAGAAAGAATTAGGCATTGGACTGCGAAGCGATTGCGCCGGTTATTTTTTCGAGGGCTTGACCGAAGAGGATGGTGATGTCGGGCTGAGCCGATGCGACGATCCTTTCCATGAAAGGGTTCGCTTTCGTGCCGGGGTGGTGTACCAAAGTGCCGAAGAACTGGCCTGTCTCTCTATTCGCGAGAGCCAGAGCGTTGACCGGCCTGATGATATGGGGTCTCGTGCCAAACTCAACGTAGGGAGCATAAGAGGCTTTTGGATACCAGCGCGCCTGGAAGTTCCCGATATCGAATCCCCAGTTCTGCACGAGGTAGCCGGTCTTTACGGGTACGGTAGCCGCGGTCGTGAACTTCGCGAGGATGGCTTGCGCGGCCACGATTGCGTTTTGAATGATCGGCGCGGAAATAGCTGGACAGCTTGCGAGCGCCGCCTGAAGTTGCTGAAGATTGGGAATCAGTACTTGAAACTGCATGGATCAGAAAATGTTTCCTACTCGCTTATAGTTGTTGATCACCTCCAGATCGAAGGAATCCAAACGGTCCCGCCATGAAGTCGTAGCGCCCTGGATATTTTCGCTGGCTTTCCCGTCGAGCTGTCTTCGCTTGAAAATACGGACGACAAGATTCTCGCAAAGATTCGTGAGATCGGCCGGCAGGGTGTGGGTCGAACCGTTTCCGGCGTTCTGCCAGTCAATTTTATATCCGGCCGTGTAGGTCGCGCGGAGCATATTGGAATAAAGACGCGGCATCACTCCGTAGACCCGGATGATCCCCGAGGTCCCGTCTTCAAGCAGTTCGAACTGGTCCGTGATGAACGATGTCCAGTTGGGATTTGACGGGGTTCCCGCGCGCCATTCGAAAGAAGCGAGCGCCGATACGGGCGCGTTCCGGAGAATGAGATAGATCTGCTTCGTGCCAAAGACGGAGTAGACCTCGTTCGTGTAGGTCTTGGTCATGAAGTGGCCGTCGTTCGGGACTTTTTCGAGCCCGGTCTTTCCGCATTGCCGTTCGATGTAATCGGTCGCTGCGTTGATGATCCGAATAAGCACAAAATCAAAATCAGGTTGCGAAATCTGAAGACGGTCTTTGACGCGAGCCAAAGTCGTGAGTGCGTATGGATAAATGGTTTCTTGCACGGTTGGCATGTTGCCGAGGACTTATCCTCGCGGAAGGTACTCGGAATTTCCGAGTACCTTAGAGCGAAGATCGAATACTAGGTATTCGAAGTGGTCGTCGTGACGGGAACCTGTTGAGCTCCACCGAACACGAGTTCGCCATACACGAGGGTCGCGGGGGACGTACCTCCAGTGAAGGACGGCGTCACTACGACGCGAAGATACCGCTTCCGATTAAGGTTGAGGCCTTCGACGCGGGCGGCGTTCACTCCCGCCGCGGCCTGGAGGCCGGAAAGGGTGAAGCCGATGACCGTGCCCGTGTTGTCGAGCGCGTTCGCCCAGTTCGTGCTTCCGTCAGCGCTTTCCTGAAGCGTGACGACAACGGAAGCGGCGGACGGAGATCCCGACGCTTCAGCCGCGTAGACGTGAAGTTTCGCATTGTCGTACCCCTCGGTATCGACGGAAACTCCGTCCACTGCGGATGAACCGCTCAAGCTCTGCGGGATGATGCTCGACACTTGATGAACATCATCGTATGCACTAAATCTCATAAGATTTTTTGTGTTGGCCCCTGCCTTCCATCGACTTTAATCGGAAGGGACGAAATGTATAGATTCGAAGCTCGGATGTATAGATTTCGAGGGCGGTTTATTTGCTCCCTCTCGGATTCCGGCCCCGCACGAGGAAACGCGCGGGACCAAAATCCGCTAAGCGGATTACGACGCTGAAGTCTTAGCAACGACGAATGCTTGAGGAAGTACCACCACGAACGCGTGGCGATGCTTGTAGACGATGCCGCGCTGGTCGGAAAGAGCGATCTCTTTCCCGCCGAACGCGCCGGATTCGAACTGCGCAACGCGCATATCACCCTTGTCACCGAAGGCGGCCGCTTTCATGTTTCCGAAGATAATGTAAGGGGTGCTGACGGAGACGGAGGCGGTGTACTGCGGGAGCCAACGGTTCGTGTAGACCGGGAAGCCGAGGATCGAACCTGCGGGGCGGATTGGTCCGCCCGTCGGGTCCATGTCCAGGGTCGCGGGCGAAGCCAAACCTCCAAAGAGGAGGATGGGCAAACCGTCCGAACCCTTCTGTACGCGAAGCGCTGCCCAAACGGTGCGGTGCATGTAGAATGCGGCACCGTCCAAGACAGACTCTTCGAGCAAGCCGATCATGTTCGAAGCGTCAACGATTACGTCAAAGTTCGAGATGCTCGTCTTGCCGGACGTGCTCGAATTGCCGAGGTAATACGTCTGCGTGTTCGGGGCGTTCAAGATGCCGACAAAGGGACCGGGGGCCGTGCTGACGGTGCCGCCGATGAATCCCTGTTGGTCGATCATGTTGGCGAGTGCCTCGCCGGCCATCGCCATGAGCCAATCCGCGAGCTGTACCGAGGCATCGGCCAAAAGGTCGTTGCCGACGGTGAACGCGAGCTGCCACTTGCGGGCGATGAGCACCGCCTGGCCGAACGTGAGTCCGGTGACGGTTCCGGGAAGATCGACACCGACGTAGGCACCCGTCAAGAAGGAACCGGTGTAGTTCGGGATGCCGAGCTCATCGGTTTTCATGGGCCACTGCTGCGCCTGCTTCAAGATCGTTCCGACTGAGGCCGCGATACGCAAGATGGCCGCCGCGACCTCGTTTTCGACGAGGTAGCCGCCGCGGTTATCCTGCTCTTCGATGAGCGCTTCATTGGCTTTCACCTTGAGCGCCATTTCGCGGTTGCCGCGGTAGACGGCTTGCACCTGCTTGGCGAAGCCGATCTTCTGCTCCGTGCTGAGGCCGGTGAGGTCCCGTCCGTGCACGTAACGCTCGATCATCATGTTCTCGACGACCTTGCGGGCGTTCTTGACGGAGATCTCATCCATTTTGGGGAGGAGTTCTTTCTCCATGAAGCCGTTGAAGCCCTTGGTAACGCTGTCCGTGATTTTTTCCAGGGTCTCTTTTGAAATGTCCATTTATTGAATTGTGGGAAGTGGTCTATCTGCGCGCGGGAAACAGCTTCTGGAAGTTCTTATTGAGGTCTTCGAGAGCTTTCCCGACGGCAGCGTCAACCGTCCGAAGCACCCGGCGGTTGACCATGAACGCCTCGAACGTTCCATCGGTGGGCAGGATGTTTAAGACCTCGACCTTGGGTTTCGGGGAAGCCGTTTTGCCCGGCTTTTCCTCCCCCTCGCTACCGCCGGAAGCAATTGCTTTCAGGGCCGCGGTTGCATTGGAAATATCCTTCTTGTGCTGCTCCGTAAGGTCGGCTAACGCTTTCGCGTG